GAAATAGTAGATAATTATAGTTATGGTCGTAATCAAGCACCTATGCTTGCAGATGAATTAAGGGAAGGTACTGGTACTGAAACGCAAAACTTCGGAGTGAATCAGCCTGATGTCAATACGCAATATGAAGCACCAAACCCTATGGATGCGGCTATGAATCAATTGCGAACTGGAAGATTACCTGTAGGTGGAAGTAAAAAATTAGCACCGGGTGCTACAATTAGAAACACTTCAAGATTTGCTGAAAGAGAACCTAAGTCAATATCTTCAGACCAAGATTATAAACAAAGATTAACCGACGCTAATGCTAATATGGACGATTGGAGACAAGACCCTGACCTTTGGTTTAACAAAGCATTCGTAGATATGGTATTCAATGAGTTTGGTGACTTATTCCACAAGGCTGACCCTGATGTAGTTGGCTCTATAGTAATGGGATTATACTTAGATAGAATGGTCAAGTGATTTTAATGACTGATATGAATGAGTTTATATTGGACATGGACAGAAAGATGTCTGCCAAGTCTTTTCAATACTTCTTCACTGAAATCTTAGGATTCGACTATTCAGACCACCACAAAAGTTGGGATGAGGGTTTAGAAGATAACCGATATTATTGTGTTAAAGCAAGTCGTGACCACGGAAAGTCTGTTTTCTTTATGAGTTATGCTCTATGGATAGCCGCCTTTCAACCGGGTACGCATGTAATGATTTTCTCTCACTCTCTTGAACAGACTCTTGAACACATGCGTTTTATTCGTAATAATATAGAAGGAACCCCAATGCTCAAACATCTTATTCCCGAAGGTAGACCTTGGAGGAAAACCTACTTTGAGTTTAACAATGGTAGCCGTATGATGGCTAAATCTACTGGTGGAGGTACTCGTGGTTTCCACCCGAATGTAGTAGTATGTGACGATATTTTGTGGGGTACTACTGGTACTGAATTACAGCGTGCGGCTGATTGGTTCTATGGTGTACTACTTCCTGTACTGCATCACACAGGTAGATTAATGATGGTAGGTACACCGTTTTCATATAACGATTTATACTCTAAACTTGAAGAGACTGAAACATTTACTGTTGAAACTTATCCCGCTATTAATAATCAAGGCGAAGCATTATGGCCTGAAAGATGGGATTTAGATTCACTTGCCCACAGGCGTTTATCCATGCCAGCGATACAATTTTCTCGTGAGTATCTTTGTGAACCTATTCATGATGTTGCGAGTATGTTTCCTAATGATATATTAGATAAAGCACGCAATAAGGACTTAGTATTACTTGATAGGGCTGATACAGAATTTAATGAGGATGGTGAGCCTGCTGGTGTATTCGGTCAACACTTTATTGGGTGGGACACAGCAATTGCCTCAGATAAGAATGCTGACTTTACTGCTATGGTAGTAATTCGTACTCCACCTGATGATAATGTAAAACAAATTGTGGGTATATTCCACGAAAAAGGTGTTAGCGGTTTAGCACAGAAAAAACAGATTCTTTTGTTAAATAATCGCTTCCAACCCGACTTAATTGAACTTGAGGGTAACAATTTCCAGCGAATGTTCGCTGCGGAGTTGCAAGACATGAGAAATGATATTCCTATCAAGACTTTTATGACAACTCGACAGCGAAAAGAAAGTATATTCATGTCTTTATTAATGGCATTTGAGCAAGGGCATATTCAAACTCCATATGGAGATAAAAGAAGTAGAGAGTTCACTCATAAATTAGAAACAGAGTTGAACCGCTTTGGAATGCAGAAAAGTGGTAAGTTAGAGAGTGTAGGTACTCATGATGACTTGGCTATGGCATTAGCACTCGCTAATTGGGCCACCAAGGAATTTAAAGGTTCAATAGTACTTCTTGATGAAGTGATGCCCGGATTTGATGAATGGCTTACCGGCAAACCTGATAATAAAAACAACAGTATGGCTGATGGATGGATGATACCGTGATAGATATAGATTATGTAATGGGTTTTCTTAAATCCAAAGGTGAAGATGAAACTAAAGATAATAAACCTAAAAAGTCAGGTATGATTATGGTAATATCCCTTAGTAAACCTAAGAAGATTGCCGTAAAGAAAAATACAAAATGATTATTAGAGAGGTCAATTGAGTGGTCATTATGTGGGGAAGTATGCTGATAGGGGATGTTTATGATACTCCACTAAATATGAGTGATGATTTCTCTAAGATGATTATTGCAAATATCTCACAGCACCCTCATTTTCAGCCTTCTACTATACCATTGGAAAAGATTTCAACAATTAAAAAAGATTTTGATAATAATGATTCATTTGCTAAAAATGGAGATGGATGGTTTGAATCCCATTATGGTAAAGATGCTAACTCAATAATTCGTATGTGTCGAAAGATGCGTCGTCATGATAAAGGTAACAGAGATGATTATGACAATATTATAAGTGATATTCGTAAAGTAAAGGCTATGGAAGTAGATTCTACTATCAAGGCACTTTCTTGGTCTGAAGGCTTGAATGATGTAATTAAAAATATTGGGCTTAGTGACAAGACACTTAAATCCTTACGAAAGTTTGGAGAGGCAAGAAGCGTGAGTCTACAAAAAGCCTGTCAACAATATCTGAAAGCAATAACAGTTTTACAACACATTAATGATAAATCTGATTGGGATTCAGATGACCAAGAAAATTGGGTTAATGCATTAGACTTAAAAAAAGATGCTCAAAAATCATGGAGAAACACATTAAATCAAATTGATAATTTGACTAAAAGTGAAGTAGATACAATATATTTTGCTTCCGGTTTACTTGAAAAAGAAGGTGTTATGAGTAGCCGTGAAATTATAAGAAGGGGTCACGGTACTATTTGTAAAGCCATGACTCCAAGTAAATTAGGTGCCTTGTTAAAGATGTACGGAGAAGAAGTAGATGTTTACAAAGCGGCTTCAAGAGGTCTTTTTGTAAAAATGGGTAATAATGGACTTATCATCAAAGACATTTGGGCCTATACAGCAGGGTTTGTTGATGCTGATGGTAGTATATTCATTTCAAAGCGTGGTGACCCCCGTGTTACTATAGTAGCGAGTGGGGCCGAAGGCAAAATGCATTGCGAGGAATTACAAAAGTTGCTTGAATGTGGCCGCCTTGTAACTGACCAAAAGTTAGCAAAGAATACTGTTAAACCTGTACATCGACTTATTTTCTCTTCAAAGGATTCTATACGCTCATTATTGAAGGGTATTCTTCCTCATCTTAAATTAAAATCGCTACAAGGAAAGGCAGTAATGAATTATATTGATGAAAAAGATTCAATGAGAAAAACTGAATTATATCAACTTGTAACTTTTAGTAATTGGAAAGAACATAAAAGTAAAGCGCATTCTTTACTGACTGAATGGAATATAGATGCTGATACCATAGGTACATTTGCGGCGGGATTATAATGGCAGAAGAAACAAGCAGAATTAGTAGATTTTTAAATACTCTTAGAGGCCCATTTAAGCGAAAGGAAACACCAACACCAACTATGCCGCTTTGGACAAGTGGTATTCAAGAACCAGTTATGGCACAGGGAATTACTATTCCTGCTTTGTATGCTGTAAGTAATGAATCTCTTATTCTTCGTACAGTACTTGCTAAATTAAGACAAGAAATGTTTAGAAGAGGATATTATTGGGAAAAGAAGTTCGCTCGTAAATGTACTGTTTGTGAAGAAGAGTTCCAAAGTGAAGTAGAAGTTTGTAGTGAATGTAATGGCCCTGTAAGAAAGCCGGACAATGACGAATTAACCTATGCAAAATGGTTACTACAACAAGAAAATAGCATGGAGCAATCATTTATTCATGTAATAAATGAAATTGAGGCTGATTTAAATATTGTAGATGATGCATTCTTAGTTCTTGTAAAAGAGTACTTCATAGACCCCGAATCAAAAGAGGTTGCATTCTTCCGTGTAAAGGAAATAATGCGTGGTGACCCTATCTTTATGAGAATAGTAGCAGATAAGCGTGGAGTTCGTGGTGGCCGTTACAGAATTTGTTTGCTTCATAGAAGCGATGTTAAAACTCACGCAGAAGAAGAATCCTGTGATATATGCGGTGCTGAATTACAAGAAGTACATTATGTAAATATGGCAGGGTCGGGTAAAACTCAATATTTCGTAGAAGGTGAAGTCATACATATTAGTAAATACAAACCATCTAAATTGTATGGTCGCTCTCCTGTTAATACTATGTGGCGACAAGCCATGACACTTACCGCTATGGATAATTATATCTATACTGCATATCAAAAGAGAAGAATGCCAAAAGGTATTGTTTCTGTTACAACAGATAATCTTGAATCTATGAAGTCGTTTTGGAAGACTGTAGATGAGAAAATGGAGCGTGACCCTCATTACATTCCAAAGGTCGGTATTGAATCCGCTACAGGTCGTGGTGGAGTTCAATGGGTCAAGTTTATGGACACACTTGAAGAGATGCAATACATTGCTGTAAGAGATGAAGTTAGAAATCGTATTGCGGCTTTCTTTGGTGTATCATCTATCTTCATGGTAGATAATGGTAAATCAGGTGGATTAAACAATGACGGTATGCAAATTCTTGTAACTAATCGTGCAGTAGAATTTGGTCAAAAAGTTTACACCGAAGTATTATTCCCTCGTATTCTAAAGCAAATGGACATAAGCGATTGGAAATTAACATTATATCCAAATGAAGAAGAAGATGAAGTTACTCGACTACGCCGTGATGAGCAAGAGTTGAACATTGCACAGCGTATGGCTCAACTTGGCTTTGCACCTGAATTAATAGAAGATACTGCAAACCGTGATATTCGCTTTACTTACAAGCGACCACCACCTCCACCTGAAGCACCACCGGGCGGGGCACCTCCACCGGGCGGGGCACCTCCACCGGGCGGAATGCCTCCGGGTGGCGGTATGATGCCTCCGGGTGGAATGCCACCTCCAATGGCTGGTGGAATGCCTCCCATGATGGGTGGAGCAGGCCCACAAATGCCTCCACAAATGATGAATCAAATGATGCCTCCACCACAACCGGGAGGACAGGGTATGGGTATTCGTAACCGTGGCCCTGCTGCACCTCAAAGGCGTACTACAATGGGTAGTGGCTCACCTATTTCAAGCGTTCAACAAAGAGGCCCGCAACCTTCTATTCAACAACAAAATACTAATGCTATGAGTAATGCAAGAAACTTTAGGGGAGCATAAGTATCTTAAACAGGTAATACATGAGAGTAACACGGCAGGGATAGATATGGACTTAATTAAGATGCATCCTATGGCAAGGAAGATGGAGCAAGCACAGAGAGCATTTATTGATGCTTTAGAAAATGGTAACGGTAGTTTGGCTAAACAACACCTTACTGAAGTACAGAAGTTAAGTGATTTTCTTGCTGATGATTTGCAAGGTGAAATTACTAAAGGTGATGTAGTTAGCCCTCAAGGTCCACAAGATATGTTCGCTGGTGGTGTACCTGTAATGAAGTTTGAGACTCCTAAGACTGATACTATACTGAAAGGAGATAGACTTGGTTTTACTTCTTCTACAAGACTTAGTAAAAATTATACTCGCAAAGCAGGTTCATACGGAAGAAGAGTTTAAGGTGATTCTATGACTGAATCTTCAGAAAATAATGCGGAATTGTTGATGGGCGTACTCATCAATAAGATGGAAATTATGGATAGTAATTTGAATATTATTAAAGCAGAAAATGCTGCTTTGAAAAAACTCATAAACAATCCACAAGCACTACTTCGTAAGATGGGACTTGTTACAGTAAGTACCCCTCTTACAGACGATTTACAAATTGACCCATTCCGAGCAGATTTGGAAATGGGTGGTACTGAATTGTTAAAGGGTAAAACTGGTAACATTACATCCTTTTCAAATGAAGATGTACACAAGATGTCATGGGATGAAATCCACGACATGGCAAGCAGCGCAAAGGAGATAGTACAATGAAACCAAGGTTTGACCCATCACCAGTAATTAACAAAGCAATTGAAATTGAAGAAAGAATTATTCAATTGGAAAAGGCTTCTGAATGCAAAGACTGTGGAAAGAAGCCTTGTAATTGTAAAGACTGTCCTGAATGCGGCGGCAAGATGGCTAAAATGGGTTGCATGAAGATGGGCTGTGGCGGCAAGATGGCAAAGGGTGTAGAAGCATTGGCAAACCCAAAACCTCTTGAAAGAGAAAAAATTAACGATGTTAACCCTAAACTAATGACTGAATCAGGTGGACAAACTCGTACTGCTTATTATACCTCAAATGGTAAAACAATTGAAACCGAAGATGGAAACCCTAAGAGAGCAAAGGACAGCAAGAAAGTTGACTTGGGTAAACTTGGTGGTCGCATGAATCCTCACGCTGGAACAGGCGTTGAAAGAGAGGATAACTCCGGTTCAGGTTCATCGCAATAGGCGGTGAATAAATGACATTACTACATTTCGATATTTGTACAAACGAATTATTGAAATCCCTTGGTGATGGAATAGACCTTCGCACTACTGCGGCTGAATATATTATCGCATATGAGAATATAGATGTACCTTCGGGTAATTTGTATAAGTCATTGAAGATTACGGCAGAAGAAATAATTCTAAAAGAATCTGAAAAAGACAAGCGTGAAAAAGATGCTCTAAAAGAAGGCGAAGTAAGACCGTATACGCAGGGTGATGGATATACTCTCGGATTACATGATACTCATGGAGAGCCAACAAACCATGTTTGGGAGCATGGTTTACAGACCACTGAAAAAAGAAATAATAGATTTGCAGTGTGGCCTCGTTACAATCCACCTAATGGTAAAACTCCCTACCGAGAACACCATTTTCCTTGGCATGAGGCTAACCATCCATTAAGAAGACAACATGCTGTTACTAGCATGCCTCATTTTGTAGACATCTTAAAGCAACATATTTTTGATGGGCATATAGAAGAAGAAAAAGAGTTTGAGAAATCACTACTAAAACACCTACCTGCCAAACATTCTTTCTTAGGAGGGCATCAAGACTATCTTGATAAGTCTAAAAACACTAAGTTAGCCGGTAATTTAAACACGGCTAGGACAATAAATCGTCACCAAGATGATTTTTACAATCGTGATTATCACCGTTGGAAAATGGAAAATGGGGATTTATATGATAACATGCTAAAAGATGGCATACCTGCTTTAGAAGCCGAGCAAACAATGCGGCATGCTCATTTTAATGATAGAGCAGATGATTGGGTATCAAATGAACATGTACAGACTGGTAGCGACTATATGGAAGATGCAGAACATCACCCTAAGAATCTTGGGCATGCATCTTACATGTATGGTCTTGAATGGTTTTCACCTGAAGAGCGCACTGCTATTCAAAAACATATTGAGGATAAGGGTTTAGATGAACATGAAGAAATTAAATTACCAAATGGAGAAAAAATCCCCTCCGCTCGATTAATCTATAATAAAATGATGAGAATGACTCCTGAGCAAAGTTGGGCTATTAGAAAAATGAAGATGCCGGGAAGAAATGCACACTACAGGCAAGAGGATAATGAAACTGATTATCACCATTCCGGCACCCAAAGATTTCATCAACAAGCATTAGGTACTATTGCACATACTCCTATGGCTGAATTAGGAGATAGGTCGTTTGCAGATTATATTCTTGAGGATATAGATAACCAACATGAGGCAAATCGTGAAACTAAAGATGAAGAGGCATTAAAATGGTTACCCCGACTTGATATTGGAAAAAAACCAATGAAAGAAATGGATTGGGATGATTTAAAACTTGCCAGTAGTAATCATTTTAGGACTAAGAAGGCAGATGGTTCATATGGGGCATATAACAAAAAGAGAAGAAATATTAGTAAAGTTAGAATGACAAAAAATGATTTGTTATATTTAGCAGGTTACGACCCTAATAACCGTCAGTTATTAGAAAATCATCCTATTCATGGTAAATTAGATGGCCCACTTATAGATGCAAACATGGTAGACTATATTGAAAATATGGCAAAGAGTCAGGGTTCAATTCATTCAAAGATAAAGGATTTCCGTAATACTCGTGCATTCTTTACTGCCGCACATGGCCCGCACCCTGATGAAGAAAAATCACCAATATGGAAAACATCTGAAGATGGTACTCATACATATGGACCGGGTAAGTTTTGGAATAAACCGTTCCAAAATATAGGTGGGGCTGGTATGACTATGACTACATATCTTGAAGCACTACACGCCACTACAGTAGATGAAGATGGAGTATCACACTTAATGGATTTATCTCAAGATGGTACAAATTATATTCATCCTAATCCAATAAATAGAAGTGTAGCACTTCATTTTATGCCTGAAAAAACAGACACTCGTGGTGAGTACAACACTACTACAAAGAGATTTATTTATCATCCTGATACAATGCGATTACAAAATATGCTTTCACCAGTAAATGTATCTGTACCATATAAGGGGAATGATGGTAAAATAGTAGAAGGAACTACTGAAAAAAATAATTTCACTGAACATAAATCCTCTTTATCACCAAATTATGAACATGAAATCCGTAATTTATCAAGAGATGAAATGAAAATATATGGTAGTCATCTTCAAGCAAATACTAATCACATAACTAACATTCCAAATAGGAATACTCAATCTCATACTGCATTTGGTGCTAATCCTTCAGATAGTAATTTACATAGTAATGCTCAAGCCGGACAATGGATGAATATTCTTATGGGAAGGACTAACCACCCTAATCAGCCTGTACCTAAATCTATTGTAAAGTTTAAAGATTGGCTTAAAGGCGATAGTGGAGTAGGACATGAACATTTACAAGACCAAATGGTTGACCTAATGAATTGGGGTAGAAAACTCCCTACATATAAAAATATGAAAAATTTATTCTTAGAAAATCCACAAAATAGGAATACTACCAATACAGTCAGTATGGTTAGTAAGATACTGAATACTACTTCTCCAAAAGCAATATTAGATTATTTAGAGGGTGACGACCACCATGAATTAAAATCAATGTTGGGCCAAAGCCAATTAAGTGAACTAAACACAGAAGAGATGCAAACTTCGTTTAAAGATGTTATTCAAAATCTCCATACAGAAAATAAAGAGGCAAAGCAAACTCAAAAGAATAAAACACAAAGCAAATTTGGTGTACATGATGCTATTTCAAGAATGTTGCAGTTTGGTGGGGCATTACCATCTTTTGAAAAAGAGCAGGGCTTAAATGAATATTTAGATAGTCTGTATGGGCAAATGAATAATACAGATAACCCGCAGGAAAAAGAATCCTTGGGGGGTGAAATTTCTAAGTATGAGCAAGAGTTGGCTATTTTACAAAATAAAAGTCAAGAAAAAGTATTAGGTAAACAATCTAACCACTGGACTACTGCCGCAGGTCACATGCATGAAATGGCTAAATCCCATAGAATGTTAGTGGCTGAAGTTGCAAGAGATAAAATTATTCCAGCAATGTCAGAAGCACAACCTGATGCCTTCGATTCTTCTAATCCTCAACAATTTATTGATAACACCATGAGAGCATATCGTGATGCTCAAAGATATATTATGACAGTACCACACAGTGTGCATGGATTAACTGCAACTAATTATGCCACAGGTACTCAACTTAAAGAAACTAAAAGTAAAAATTCATTCCATGTAAACATGGCTAAACATCTAAAAAGTAATGGTAAAATGATAGATGGGAACATGGGTGTAGATGAAGTATTAAATATACTTAACATAGAAAAAACACCAGTAGCAAAAGAACATGCTCGTCAATTAATTGCTCAAAGTACTAAAATGAATACACCACTAATGGCTTCTACAGTTAAGGATATTTTAACCCATGATAATATAAAAGATATTGGGGGTATGAATACAGATATTCTAAAACCTAATGAAGAGTTAGCAAATAAACCGGAAGACGAATTATCCAATGATGAAAAGTTCTATCGCTCATTACATGAAAACGGTTATCATAGTGCAATTAACGAGACACAAAAAATATATGGAAAATCTGACTGGAAAAGTAGTGCTGCTCACACTTTCCCTCGTCGTATGATGACACTTCTTCACGGTCAACAAAATAATCATACTATGGAAGCCGCTGGTATTGGTGCAATTAGAAATGATGTACACGGAATGAAAAATTTTACATCAGGTAAGGGTAAGAATAAAACTACTGCTCAAACAAAAAACCATCTTGATACCATACTTCACTTTAATCCCGATGCTCTTGATGATTCTGAGGGAGTATTTACTCCTAAAATGTCTATGATAAGAAATGCGGGAATGGTTAATAATACACCTGTAGGTGCCCCAAATCCAAATAATCATTCTATTATGGACACTGCTGATAGCGGTGCATGGCATGGAGGTCATATATGTAATCCAAATGTAGGATGTGAGTTTAATGCTAAGACTGGTGCTATTGATGTTGGTTCTAAACCCGGCCCCGGACTATATTACGGCGTTGGAGATGAATTACTTGATGTAATGCATGGTAAGGATTTGAGAGAGCAAGTATGGAATAAAGCACCACCGGTACAATCGCCGGATGCACCGATTAATAGTATAAATTATAATTCATATGAATCAGCAAATGAAAATCTCAATACTATTGCTATGAGTGAAATGACTGATATTATTTCTTCATTACTTGACCCTGATGTACTTTTAACAAAGAGTGATGATGCAAGTTGGTCACCACCTATTAGACCAATGCATCGTATTTTTGATATGAAAGATATAGAACACTTGAAAGGTTTTAGTGGTTCATGGGTTGTAAGTAAATGGTATGATGGGCAAAGATTAATTTTGGTCCGTAACGATGATGAAGTTATAGCGTACAATGAAGATGGTAAGAAGAAAGGACTTCGTAAAGCGACTAAAGAAGCATTAGAGAAGATAAATAAGAAAAATTTTACTATTGATGCTATACTTGGGGAAGAGGAATTAAACATTATTGATATACTCAACTACGATGATAACAATGTTTCTGATATGCCATTGTTTGAACGCCTTAAAATTCTGCGTTCTCAATTTGATAGCCAAGAAAATGTAATCATACCCGGACCCCACGATACGAGAATGACTGATGATGAAGGTCTTGAGGAATCTGTTAAGAGTCTCAAAGAAGACCATGACAATATATTGCTAAGGGATAATAAATCAACATATATGAAGGGTGAAAGAAGGCACCCTAAGTGGTTAATATATCGTGATACTAAAGATTTCAACTTTATTGTACTTGACCGTAGGGGTAAAGGACCATACACATACCAACTTGGTGCAGGTCCAATAAATAATGGTGCAGAATTAGGAAATCGTGCTATGGAGTACAAGGGTAATTACTACATGGACATAGGTACGGCCCATAACCAACAAAAAATATTCAAGATAGGTGACATAGTACGAGCATCTATTACTGGAATATCGAAGAAAAACCGAAAAGAAAGAGTCATTTACAATGTTCAGTTCAAAGAAATAGAAGGAGAGGGTGAAGGAGAGGGTGCAGCAAGCGCAGAGTCTCTTGACCTAATGACTAAATCCTATTCTCCTATACTTATTCCCCATGATATAGAAGTAACTGATACACATATTCAAATTATAATGAAAGATGTGGATGTAGTAAACTATTCTTATGAGGAATTAAATGATGCTTGGGTAATACATTCTCCTACAAGTGCTATTGGCTCTCTAAAGAAAACCGATTACCCTGTAGTACTGGCTGAAAGTCTACTTCCGTTTTGGTCATCTGTTGCACCTTTGATGATTAAAGGGTATTTACGAAAAGAAACTGAAATGAAAATTCCTGTTAAACCTTCAAAAGAGCGTACAGAAAGAGAGAGTGCGGGAATTATTGAAGAAGAAGATGAAAATAATATCCTAAAGCCTGAAGATAAAAAGAAAGCATTAGAGTTAATTGTGCGTGCTTTAGACGCAATAGCAAAAGAAAAAATGACTTGGACAGGCCCAAAAGGATTGGGGATTGACCTCGCTACACCACAATCATCTCCCACTGGCCCCACTAAACTTAGAGATGAAGCAACCCTTCCTGATTTTGATGGCGAAAGAAAAATTACTGGTAAAAGTAAAAGACCAGTTAAAGAGCCACTGAATCATATTAAGTTGCAAACTGATGAAGGCGAAAATATTTCTATAGACTACGATAATGGGCAGCCAGTAGTCTCTGAATCATAAGATTAGATATAAATACCATAACAGGTAAAACCTTAGATTAATGTTGGCGATTCAGCGACCTACCGATGGCATCACTCTTCTCAAGAGTGGTTCCGATTTGGTGGTAGCAGGATATGCCTCTGTAGAATTAGTAGACAAGCAGGGCGACCTAATCACCCAAGATGCTCTTAATGGTGCCTTTGGTAACTTTATGAAGAGTGATAAATTCCGTAATGTGCAATTAGCACATTCCAATATACAAGTAGGAGAAGTAATTGACTCCTATATTGACAACAATGGTAGAATGTGGAAATCTGAAGTAGATGACACAGGAATGTTTGTTGTAGTTAAACTCCGTAATGACATCGAGAAGGCTCGTGAAGTAGCCGCCGAAATCCGCAAGGGTAACCTTCGTGGATTTTCCATTGGAGGCCAAGCATTCAAAAGAGTGCGAAGGTCTGATATGGAAAAGGGTGACTACCAAGAGATTTCAAAAATGGAGTTACATGAGATTACAATTTGTGAAAAAGGAATTAATCCTGAAGCGCAATTTCGTATATTGAAGGAGGATACATCAATGAGTGATAATATAGAAATGAGTGATATAATGGAAAGACTGGAAAAAAGGCTTGACGATTTAGAAAAGGGTGATGGAGAACTTCCTCCCTTTATGCAAGATAAGATAGATGAGAAGAAAGAATCTTCTGATAAGCCTGAAAAGAAAGAAAAGAAAGAAAATCCATTCGCTGCAAAAGATAAAGACGATGATGATAAAGAAGAGGATGATGACACTATGAATGAAATGGAAAAAAGCAACTACAGCGATGTAATTACTTCTGAATACCTAAGTTGGATGGAAGGAACACTGAAATCAGCAGGTATTGATACAGCCGCAGCAAGAGGTCACTTTGACCAAATGGAGAAATCACAAATGGGCGGATTCGATAACCCTGATGCAGTTGACGGTGCTGACTACTTTGGTGGTCAAGTCCGTGGCCGTGGACAGGAAAACGGTGGCCCATCTACTGGTGCTATCCCTGCACTAACATCCGGTGGCGGCAAGACCCCATCCGGCGCACTTGGCCCAGTTTCAATGTCCAAGAGTTACCTAAACCATTCTAATGTATCTGAATCAGACCTTGAGGCAGCATACGAAGTTTACAAAGGAGCAGCAGAAGAGCAACACTTCCGCAATGACCTTGAAGGACACTTTGCAAATCGTTTCCAAAACGACATGAGTATTGCAAAGTCTAACCAAGCAAAGGCTGCATTTGATGCACGAGAGCCACTTGGGGAAATCATGAAGACTCTTGAAACTCTTAACGAGCGAATAGACAACATCGGAGCAGGCGGAGTATCAATACAGAAGTCTTCTGCGGCAACAATCGAACTTCCGTCCACACAGGACTTGGCAAACATGGGTTGGGATGAAGTCCACGCCCTTGCGTCAAGAACTATGAGGGGAGAATAAAATAAAGGAGAGATGAAAAATGGCAAGAGATTATATTAGGAACATTCACGACATGGAACGCTATTATTATGGTGCTGGCAACGCAATGGGTTACTCTTACTCCGGTAGTGAGTTGCTTAAAGCAGACAGCCCTATGATGAGTACCACAGCAGGTACATACCAAGCAATATACGGACGCAAAGTATGGAGTCAGTTGAACCAAGAGTTTAACGCATTCTCTATTCTACCTAAGCGACCTTGGGAACGCAGTGGTTGGAGAGTAATCACTGAACGCCCATCGTTTACCGTTGGTGGCGGAGTTGCAGAGAACGCAACCCTTCCTGACACTACCAAGCCTACCTTCCAGCACATTGCTGCAAAACCTAAGACCATCGTACACACTTTCGATATGTCTGAAACTGCAATGTTCCTTGCTGACAAGGACGATGGACTTGGCGACATTCGTGCAATCCTTAAAGAAGAAATGGGTAAGCACCACGCAGAACACATTAACAAGATGCTAACTGTAGATAAGGCTACTGTTGCGGGTAATGACTTTGAGTCACTTGACCGTATAGCAACTGGTGTTATCGCAGGCTCCGCAGAAGACATCTACTCCATTGACCGTAGTGCAAACTCATGGTCACAGGCAGAAGAAAACTCTAACAGCGGTACTGACCGTGTGCTTTCACTTGACCATCTTGACGACCTGTTCCAAAAGACATGGACCCGTGGTGGAAATCCAAAGGTTATCCTAACTGGATATGACACTTTGATGAGACTACAGCAACTTCTACAGTCGCAACAGCGATTCATGGAAGAGAAGAGAGTAACACCTACCTACAATGGTGTTAAGGGTGTACCCGGTGTTGAGGCAGGATTTATTGTCGCAACTTACAACGGTGTACCTATTATCCCATCTAAAGATGTACAGACTGACACACTAAGTCGTATGTACTTCCTTGATACTGACTATCTATACTTTAGTACAGCAATTCCAACACAATACTTTGAGTCCGGTATCGAGACTGGCGACCCGTTCGCTATCAACCGTCTTGGACAAGAAGGAATGTACCGCACTATGGGAGAGTTATGGACTACTTTCTTCGGTGGACACGGCTCAGTTCGTGACCTAAAGTGAGATTGTTGGAGATAAAAAAATAAGGAGATGAAAAATTATGGCAACAACATTAGTTAACAGAGGAATTACATATATATGCAACGGCACCGCAACTACCACAGTCAATCTTGACTTGGGACTGTGGGCCGGTGTAGACCAAGACGAAACACTTTGGCTTGATGGTCAATCAACTGATGGTTACCCCGGTAACCTTAGTGGATTCCAAGCAAGCAACACACAAGTAGTTGACAGACGAGGCACCCGCCTTATCGCACTTAGCATGAGTGGCGCACTCGCAGATACTAACACCTTAACACTAAGTGGGGATGTTAGTAAAATCTTGAGCGTTACTTCAAGTAAGGGTGATTCAACTGCAAGTTTGGGAATTGTAAAAACATCGGACCTTGTATTGACATTCGATGTTGAAGCAACTGCTGATGGTACTACTGACGACCTTACAGCCGCTGAATTGATTCTATTAGTAATTTGAGGTGAATAACCTTGCCTACAGTTACCTTTTTGGGACCGTTCTTTGAACGCCGTAAGCGGCATTCAATGGGTATGTGGATTCGTGGAGAAACAGTCGAAGTCCAACAAGATTGGCTCGATGAGTGGCGACACTCTCTCCCCGAATCTCACTTTAAAATTAGCGAAGAAATAACAAGTGAAGATGCAGGTAACGACGGAATACCTGATATTAAATGGAGTCGTAAAGACATCCTTAGTTGGATGAATGACAATGATGTTTCTACAGGTAGTGGTTATTTAACTAAGACCGCTGCACTCAAACTTGTTGAGGAATCTTTAAGTGGAGTCGCCGACTCCACAGATAATACAGGAGTTGAAGAATAATGGCCGCTGGAAATACAATTGATATACGAACCCATGTAATGGGAGACATGCTAATGCTTACAGGTACATTCACCGATGGTGGAATAGATGTATCATATGATGGACTACTTTCTAATGTTTTTGCAGCAGGAGGACATCTAACAAGTCTTACTGCTACACCAGTATTGGCGGCAGAAGCAGAAGCGGCGGCGGCTGGTTCAACAGCATTGACAGTTGACACCGCTGATGCACGACTTCACTTTAATATCGGAGATACAGTCTATCATACAGATGGGCGAAGGTATGGAGTCATTACGGCATTAGCGGCCACCACAGTTACTTTTGGTGGAGGACTTTTAGTTGCCTTTGCTGACGACGATGTTCTATGCAGATTGGGTGCAAGAAAAGCAGGGGTTACTCTTTTACAAAACGCTATCGAAGTTTCTATTGATGAAACTAATCAATTTGTGGTCTTTGAAGCCGGTAGTCAAACGGCTACACAAACTGCTAACACAGCAGATGGCCGCTGGTGGATTCTCGGACAACGCTGAGGTGATTTACCTTGGCACTACTAAGTGGATATGGTAGCCGAGTAATCGGTCCTTTCAGTCCTAAAATGATGTCTGATGGAACAGCAACAGCACTTATCCAAGCAGATATTAGAGCCACTGGTGGCACAGGTGTTGCTGGCGTTGCGGCGGCAAATACTACTGCCCTAATCAGCATTGAACCGTTTACATCACTCGGTAACCATTTCTTTTTACTTACCTACACAGTTTGAGGTGGGTAAGGATGGGATTTGATGTTAGAAACATTGACTTATCAGACATAGTGAGAGCATCTAAGCAAGATGTCAAAGCCGATTATCAATATGGCGGCGATGTAGTTAGTAATACAGACAGTCCTTTGTCCGGTGTTAGTAAACAGCAACGCAATCGCAACCGTGATATAGGCGATGTTTTAAACATAGGTGCAGGCACAAGATGTACTGATTGCGGTTTTCTACATTTTATGTGGAGAGCCACATGTGGCGCATGTGATAAACCGATGGATTATAATTTAGGTCACCGTGACGAAGATAAAAGGATGTGAAGATTATGGGAAAAATACTCATTAAAGCAGTTAGACCAAATCGACAGAAAGTTCTTACTGAAGATGGTAACGAAGTAAAACTTCAACAGTGGGCTAACAAGAAAGCCGCAGAAACATTAAGAGGGGCTGGTGGAGATGCTTCAGGAGAGCAATTTAACCATGCAAGAGAAGCACTCATGAGACAGGCTGTAGAAAACCCTGAAGAGTTTGGACTCAAGTTTATGGGTGAAAGAGTACCATTTGAAGGTCAAAGACTTGAAGAAGAATTATCCGAGCCTGACCCTGAAGGAGAGATGGCGGGAATTGATTCAGAGTTTGCACCTGATGGGCCTATGGATGGTGAAGAAAAAGATGGAATGTTAGAACATATGAAAGAAAGGAGTATGGGTGGGTCAATGGTAGGAACGCCGCCTAAAACTCCTGATGTATTCGATGCGGAAGGCAAACTTCGTCAGGGTTTAAAACCTGAAGAAGAAGATGAGGCCGAGGCTGAAGAAAGACCTAAAAGACAGAATACACCAATGGAACAAAGCCATCCTGACTATTGGAAGAGCGAATTTGTTGCAAGAAAAGCAGGCTTCAAAGATGCTTGGGGATTATTAAAATCACAGTGAGGGGGAATAGAGTGTGCCAATGGTATTCAGCCCCGGAGAGCCGGAAACACGGCCTCTTGACCCTGATGCAGTAGTGTACACTACAGCCCAAAAAGTTGCAGACCTCCTTGAGATTAACGCACAAGATGCTATCTTAATGAGTGCTGACGCTGACAGCGATGCGATATATATTACTGGTAATGAATATCGAGATGTCGGTTTTAGCGTCGGTGACAAAATTCGTATTCACAGTGATGCTGACCCCTTTGGACATAATAGTTTAGAAATAACGGCTATAGCAAGAGGCGCATCTACCAAAACAGGTCATGTAAAACTCACAGTTAGCGGTGCCACATTAACCACGGCAGATTTTCAAGTAGCAGATAATGGATATGTTCAGAATAAAGAGTCCTTTACTAATGGTCGTATTCGTGGATTAACTAAATCTAAGGTAGAACATGTTATTCTAAAGATGCAAGACCGTATTGATAATATGACCCGCAATGCTTGGCGACCTTATCTTGTATCAGCAGAATACATAAACTTCGATACTTACAAACCATACCGCCGTCGATACTATACTGACTATGTAGGTACGGCTCCACTTCTATTCCGTAATGTTCAACAAGTCCTTCGCCTTGAATTATGGCAAGGTGACGACTATCGTGAAATCGCCGCAGCAGAAACACGAATTAAGTTAGAAGATGTCTCATCACTTAGTAGTGCGAGTATCTACATGTCTCCGGGTAACGGTAGTGTTGCTACTCTTGCAGTAGGCACAGGTACTACACAGTGGAGAGCAGACTTCGATGCTGTAACAGCCGCTCAAAACCTTGCCGACTTAATCAATAAAGAAGATAGAGTTGGCAAGACGGCAAATTCTTTTTCTCCTACTTTTACTTTAGAAGGTTCTACTGCAAATGTAGCAATTCATAATGAATTTTATGCATCTGCTAACGCTGATTATGGTACAGGTGTAGTAAAGGTAACTTCTATGCGCCCTGTTAAAGCAGGGGAGGTTTGTAGCATAGTTACTTCATCCTCCGACATTTCACTAGACCAAACACAGACTAATTCAACTACTTTCACAAGTCTTCTTTCTACTACAATTACTGTTGCTTCCACCACAGACTTCGTAAATGCAGGTGTAGCAATAGATGCAAGTGGAGATGTATTTAGTTATACAGGAAAAACTGCCACAACATTTACCGGATGTGTAGCAGTTACAGGTAGTTTAGGTGCTATAACAGGGGCCATTACACAGGAATCATTCTTAGTAGACTTACAAGGTGGGTCAAGTAGTGGAGATGTAGGAAGACTTCGTGATTGGTGGATTGATTATGAAGTAGGAATTATTTACTTCAATAACTCTTATCCATTCTTTGAGTGGAACGCTATCAAGGCCAGTTACATTTACGGTGAAAGGTATCTTGAGAAAGCAATAGAAGATATATGCACCAAGATGGTTGCTATTGAATTACTAATGTCTGATGACCGTTCAGTACTTATTCCTGAAGGTACTCAAAACATTGACCTTGCAAGTAAGGTACAGTTGTATCAAGCAGAAATAGACAGGACACTACCTAAATATGTTGAAATGGTGGTGTTTGCGTGAATGAGCGTGACTTTAAAAAGTTGGGTGAAGATATTCATTTTAGAATGCAAGAAGAATTATTCAAGAAAGACAAGCAAATGCAACAACAATTTCATCAACAATTCACTACTCAACCTGCCGCATACCGTGAGCGAATGCAAATGATTGAGGCTGGTGCTATGGGATATACTATTCAAGACGGTTATCCTATCAAAAACGATACAAAGGAACCTGCTACTGAACAGCAAAATGCTTCTATTCAAAAGGCTACAGACAAAGCCATGCTGCGCTCTAATCCTGACTTAGAAAATTACAATATGAGATATGAAAACAACTTTTTTATTCCAATAGATTACAAAAAACTACTTGAAAAGGAGGGCTGAATATGGTAGCAACATGGACTGAAGGTCTTGATGTAATTATATCTCTATTCAAAGATAACTGGAATAGAGCAAATACCAGTAATTATCGCCCGGTAGTCATTGACATTGCTGACACTACAGCAGAGCATGGTAAGCGTCTTGACCTGCAAAAACACGATTATGTTCTATGCTATGAGACAGCACATAACGAAGAAGCACCGGAATTATTTTACAATTTTGTAACGACACGCATAAATATAACCGTCGATGTGAGAAGTACAAAGGGGCGTAAGCATCTACAAGCCCTTGAAAACGAAATTCGGAGGTTGATTCATACAAAGCGAAAAGGCGATGGCACTAACTTTGACCGATTAGTTTTCAAAACTCGGACAGATTTGAGTGACCGCAGCAAATTTTTGTTTCGTATGACCTTCCAAATAGAAGTAGTAATACTTGCAGAATTAATACCATAGGTGAATAGAAAATGCCATCAACAGTGTATAAGGGTGACTTAGCAGAAGTATGTTTTGCTCCCGAAACAGGATTACAAATTAGAATAGGAACCGATGCCGCATCAGATTGCGGTTTACAAATAGCAACAGTACATGGAAATGGG